AATAGAAAATTATTTTAGCATGATGAAATCACGATTGCACAAATTAGAAGGATTAACATACGATGATTTGAAGCAGAATATAGATAATGTAATAAAAGAAACACCAAAAGAAAAATATGCTAAAGCAAAAATATAATCAAAGGAACATATCAAAGACCAACCAAATTTATTAGGAAAAAGTCAAATAGAACACGAAAATTAAAGAATTATTTGTAGCACATGTAAAAGTCGGCGTTTTAAATGTGCAAAGGTGTAATAAATGTCGTGCATCAAGTTTATCCAACCATTTCATAATTTAGTCAGTAGTTAATGGCAATTGTTTTTTCTCACTAACATCATTAGCCTCAATGAGTGGTCTTTCACACTATCATAATATGACATAATATGACATAATATGACATAATATGACATAAAATCGTTATAAACGTGGCCCTCCACATTTGCGACGCGCTGCCATATCGAACCCGTCCATATAAAAGCTACAATAGGTAGCCAATGAATCATACTGATATGTTTTTTGAAGGTCGGTTATTGTTATGATCGGTGAAGGATCGTGTAGAATACGAAATGTAAATATTTCAATGACGCGCGGTGTTCCATCTGCATTGATTTCATCTACACTTGCGAGACGTTTATAGGATGCCTTGCCTTTATATGCGGAATATTCTATTTGTTTTTTGTTCATAATATACAGTAGAACTGAAAAATAACTACCGACTTCTTGTGAATATACATCGATGGGCGCACCAGATACATGAACGGGACCAAGAACACGAACATGTATTGATTGATGTGATCCGGCTTGGTTTTGATTCCAAACACGATAATGCATCTGGGATATACCTTTTGGTGTTTTAGCTAATTGTGAGCATCGACGCAATACACATTGAATCGCACCTATTGTTTGAATTTTTTTGAACACATTGGAATATTTCATTTGATTATGGGCAATATAAGCCAATAATCGTATAGAATAATGAGTCGAATATCGTTTGTATATATCACATGCAATAAATAACCCTAATTCATTCCACATATTTGATATTAATAGTAATTTTAACCCTTACAGTGTTTTGAGGACTCCTGTAGTCATCCTACACGTGCTAAGCACTTAAAATCACCCGGTTTATAAATATTATGTTATTTATCGCTTGTAAATCACGTTTATTTTAATCTAAATAACAAAATATATGCAACGCTGTAAGGGTTAACCAAATTAATATTAAATTGTTGTTATTTGTTTATGTGCGTTTCGCGGCTGCTTTGCGACATTCAGCTTTAAAACGTTTAGCATCTACTTGAACATCTTCGTCGGGATATCTACCTGCATGTCGCATACCATATCTCGATTCCAATTCGTCGTATGACATTCTACTTAATCTACCTAAATGAGAATCATCATTTTCTGCCATAACGGCTGTCCATACCGCTTGGTATTCACCCGATTGATTCAATTCTCCTGTGCATAAGCCATCGATAATACGACGCAATACAACATTACTTTTAGGTTTAGGACTACGAGCCTTTTTGCTTTTCGTTCCTTTAGAACGTCCGGGCGATGATGGTCTGCCACCATAATGTGCTTTACGACTTATCATAAGTGTTGTTTTATATAATACCTTTATATTTTATTTTAGCCATAATAATTGATAAAAATAATAATTAGGTAATCAAACAAAGAGTTACGTTTTGTGATTCATTTAACCCTTACAGCGTTGCATATATTTTGTTATGTAGATGAAAATAAACGTTATTTACAAGCGATAAATAACATAATATTTATAAATCGGGTGATTTTAAGTGCTTAGCACGTGTAGGATGACTCCAGTAGTCCTCAAAACGCTGTAAGGGTTAAATAATTAAATATATATTTCTTTTGGTCAATACCACTTGTATAAAATTCATCTTTGAAACTACCTATATTAGACAATTTAAATTTATCATCAGTTAAAACACCCAGAATGGCTGGTCTTTCGCAATATTATCCATTATATAATCAATAATGTATTTATTGTTATATTATATACTAATAATTGAACGGTAATTTTTTTTTGAAAAATCGTGGTTCATTGTATGACGTATAAATTTGATAATATTGTGATTGTATCAAAAAACAGATATCGGATAATGTCATTATTTGAAAATGCTAATACGTATATAACCTCGCGACCTGTTGCCGAATTAAACGTATCGGGTGAAGATGTCCATCAACAATTGTGGCCTCTATTTCAACAACTTTTGTCGTCGTCTTCGTCCGCAACTACAAGTGAATGGAAATATGCCCATTCTTTCAACTATGCTGTAGATTCTGTATCTCACGAATATAAAATCATGAAAAACGATATCCTCGAAACAAAGGATTATCAACTTCGCGTATGCTTTTACTTCATAATGCACATTCATCATTGATAAATATAAAAACAACCGGATTAGACATATTACGCAACGATGGACAAATCTCACCACGAACTAACGCTCCCGATTCCAAACGCAAATTTTATTTGGTATTGCTCTTGGGCGTCCATTCTTTCAGCTATTGTTGCCTACTCTCGCCCCACCACCGCCCGTTTAGCGATCATCCCCACCAGTGTATTCACAACATCGATCCTTTATTGGCGCAACCCCATTCGCGATTCATGGCGTCGAAAACTCGATATTGTGGTTGTTCTTTCCGGTGTGTCTTATCAATCGTACCATGTTTATACACAATATAGCACACCACTGACACGCCAATCCTATACAGCACTTATCGGCGTGTGTGGTTCGTGCTATTTGACGTCAAATTATTTTATGAAACGTGGGCAAGTATGGAACGCAACTTACGCACACGCGAGTATCCATATTGTCGCAAATATCGCGAATATAATAGTATATAAAGGGAGCAACACTCAAAATAAAATACCCGTACAATAAGCACTTTACAACATTGCCCTTCGACACATGGGACAATTGACATGTTCGTGTTCTATCCATTTCATAATACAATTCTTTCCAAAAACATGACCGCAATTTGTTCTAACATATGTATCGTGCTCACACAAACATATTGAACACGAATTCTCTCCAGGTGGAAGTTCGATTTCTGTATTCAACCACGTCATATATTCCGGGTGTAGGCACAATAAATAGTTGCATAAATCGCGATAATGCTCATATTCGTTGACACTATTCATAATATCGAATGGTAGTTCCGGATATATTTCCAATATACGATGGATGATGTGTATTTGTTTGTTGAAAAATGCCGACCATGCAATGTTTGGAAACATCCATCCAATTCCAATATGATTGTAATGAGATACCACTATATTTAGGAATGTTTCATCACCGTTCCCACACGCATCAATGAATATTTCAAATAAATCACAAGGATTGTGAATACGACGTAATAAGACGCCAATAACGGCATAGGATTTGTGTGATAATGCCGTTGATATACCGTTTATTCTTACATCATTATCTATTTTATGAGAAAGAGTTCGAGCACATTCAGCATTATTGTGAATACACGCCGTATTGAATAATTTTTTGATATCCAATAGATAAACACAGTCATAAATTATATTTTTGAATATCGGTCGATACTTATGACTTTTAATCATTCTTAAACAAGCTTCGTTTAGTGCGTCTATAACTATTTTAGACGATTTTCCACGAATAGTATAATACAACCAATCAATGAGGTAGGTTGGTTTGTGAACGCAGCATACAATATTTGTAAAAACGTGCGCAGTGTTTATATTATTATTTTGTTCGAATAGAAATTTAGGAACAGATAAGTGTCCATGCGAACAAGCTAATCGAAACGCGCGGTCATCGTCTGCGCGGATATGTAGCTTTGGACGAAGTTGTAGCAGATATTTTACAATTTCTAATCGGTTGTATTCACACGCGATTTGAAATAATTGTGGGATTCTTTTTTGAAATGGGGATTTCTCATGAATGAGTGTTTGGAATAGATTATAGTTGTTAGATATAATTGATTCAATAATGGTATTATAGCCGTTCGGCATAGCATAACTTGTTCGTATAGTTATTCTTATTAATACAAATATTACCCAATCAAATTTATATTATATACATATATGAATACGAATATTGTCATTATCGGTGGTGGTATTGCGGGACTATATAGTGCGTATACTATAAAAAAGAACTACCCATCTGTATCTTTTATTATTTTAGAGAAATTTCCAAAAAAACATGTCGGGGGTAGAATTGGTAATGATACATTTTATGGAACGGAAATCGTGCGTGGTGCTGGAATTGGACGCAAAGACAAGGATGTATTATTACAACAATTATTAACGGAACTACATATTCCTATTCATACATTTCAACTTTCTTGTAATTACGCACCCACAGTTGACAATATTGTCAATATTGATAAAACAATAAAGCTATTGAAAACCGAATTTATGAAAAATAAAGCAGGTTATATACACCTAACATTTTCCCAATTTGCGAAAAAAGTATTAGGTTTGAAATTATACTCACAATTTGTTGAAACAACCGGATATAGTGACTATGAAAAAGCAGATATTTGGCAAACCCTAACGGATTATGGTATGGATGATAATAAATTTCAATCGATCGGTTTTAAAGTTGATTGGAATGAATTAACGAAAAGGTTAATGGAAGAGATTGGAGCAGAACATTTTATATTTTCACAAAATGTAATGAGTATTTCTATAGATAAAATGAACAACAATCAGTATATTGTTGAAACGTGTCCCAGAACTACCTATAACTGTAATACGGTCATTGTAGCTACAACAATTGACACATTACAGACTTTATTTCCAAAACATTCTATTTATTCACAAATTGAAGGTCAACCATTTATACGTATTTATGGTAAATTTACAAAGCGTTCCGCAATGATTATGCGACAATACGTATCAAAAATGACAATTGTTAGCGGAATTCTACAGAAAATTATACCGATCAATCCTACAAAGGGCGTGTATATGATAGCATATAGTGATAATCAAAACGCAAAAGAATTATTTTCATTGCACGATAATAGACAAGAATTGTGCCGGTTATTAGAGAAATCACTCGATATACAACCTAATGAATTAGATTTAATTGCTATTAAGTCATATTACTGGCATATTGGAACACACTACTATAAACCATTTGTACATAAAACACGAAAAGAATTCATAGATATAGCCCAACACCCGGCCAACAATATTCTAGTTGTAGGCGAAGTCGTTAGTCGAAATCAAGGATGGGTAGAAGGGGCATTACAAAGTGTAAATGATATCTTATTGTCGAAATAACCTAAACTAAGAGTTCCTTATATTTATCAAAATTCATAATACCCATTGATTTATTACACATGGAACATATTGGAATTAGGTTAGATATTTCATCTGTTCCTCCATTGCGAAAACTAATAATATGACCTGCTTCAAAATTGTGAGCATCGACGAATGTTTCATAACAACACGGGCACAATGCTTCACCACTTGGACTTTTTTCACTTTGGTCTAATTTAGAATACCATTGTTTCCAACATTTATGTCGTGTAGTACAATTTAGTTTATTTTTTATGGAATCTAACCAATAACAACCCAAATATAATTTGCGACCTTGTCGTGTTTTTGTCGTTGATTCAATAGCTACTAAACATTTTTGAATTGAATCCATTTTATTATTCGATTCCAAGTAGATTTTATGTGCAGCGTTTTCACGTTCGAACCATTCGATAAATGCATCCATGTATTCAAAAGACCGAAATGGATATTTTTTGTGAAGTTCATCAAGAAATAAATCCAAATTGATATTTGGACGTTGTGGTTTAGATGTAGATTTAATAAAATGCGGGTAAGTTTGTTTGAGATATTGACGAATCGATTCAACAGTTACTTTTGGTGCCGAAGGTGCCGAAGGTGCCGAAGGCAAAGAAAGCACAGTGGCTTCTTCCATTAAAAATTCTGGAACAGGTTTATTTAGATTTATTACACGAAATAGTTCGTGTAATTCTTCCATTGTTTGGCACTCCGTTATTTCAATATCAATATTCCAATCATACAAAACTTTTTCCGTAAATAATTGTTTCATTGCGTGAAATCGATGCTGTCCATCAACACAATATAATACATGATTTAATCTACCAAATTGTATACAATTTAAGAAAAAAAAAAATCCATGCTTATCATAATATCGCGTTTGAAATTCGTGAATCTCGCGCACGTGGTCTTCGATGATTTCACGTTGAATGGATGGGAATTTTATAGGCATAGACACTAACGAACTAACCGCAACATTATATTTGCTATGTTTGCCAAGCTGGCTAATTAGTTTTAGCTCCATATTATAAAGAAATATTTATTATATAACTATTGATTTGTTATCTTATATAGTTATAATCTTTGCATATTATATATTACAAATACTACTCTTATGGCTGAACGTATGTCTATTCCAGTAATGAATGCGAAATTCGCTAAATCAATACATGAAGAAGATTTGGGACAATTAAATGATGTATTACATCAATTATGTTCATCGGGCGCGATTTACGCCTTTGGTATATACAAAAACCGCGATGACGACGAACAATTACAAGAAATAACGTTCATTTTACGTAGAAAATCACAGGGTAAAATCATTGTGTGTGTATATCAACGTAAAAAATTTAATCGTTTTGTCAAGACAAATTGTAAAGAAACAGGTGTTAAAGTCGTATTACAAGATTTGGTGAAAAATGAATATGATCTAAATATGGAATTACCGTATCGTAAAGATAGTATTGCGCATATTGACGCAATACGCGCACATTCATTTACAGAAGGTGAAGATATCGAATATCGATTTTCTACAGAAGATATTATAACCCGTTATGCTGTTTCGAAAGAGTCAGACCGCAAAAGTTCGTCATCGTCGGGCAGTCCGGGAAAAAAATCGAAAAAACGTTCGGCATCACCTGGTGCTGGTAAAGCGCGTTCAAAACAGGGTGGATGGAAAACATATAACTAAATGAAACAAGAACATATGGTAGCATCATACATTTGAAAAATCTTCAGTAAAATAATATAATATTAACACTTATAGTGGTATATCTAGTGTTGCATTTATTTTATGTGCCAAAACAGATAAAATAAATGTAATTTTATAAGAGAATTGACCCATTTTAAGCAATTTAGAATGTAGCGAGGTATCTAGACATCTTTCTCGAATTACATAAATGCATAACATTTATAAATGTTTTATTAGTTATCACTTCAAATATACGAAAGCAAAAATAAATGAAGCCGGGAATATTATAATGGTAAAACTTTTCTGTATATATTATATAATTTTATGTTAAAATTAATACTATTTCATTCGGAAGGATATCCACACGATAATGGATTAAATCTTACAAGACAAAAAACGATGATGATTGATAAATATAAAAATGAATTTGATGAAATAATCGTTTATACACCAAATATTTTAAAAAATTTAGGCTATGATAATTTATGTAATGAGTATAAAGAGCATGGTGTAATTATAGCAAATATACCTCAAAAAAATATCGGGTTTTCAAAATGGAAACCATTAATTTGTATATTAGAATTGTCAAAATCATCTAAAGATGATATAATTGTTTATCACGATGTTGATTGTTTAAAATATCCCGTTTATTTACAATTTGTTAATTTTAAAAATAATATTAATAATATATTAGATAGATGTAATTATGATTTTTTTTTTCCTCAGGAGCATGGCATCAAATTAGAAAAATATTGTAAAAATACTGTTTTATGCGAATTAGGTAATAATTCCAATTTTAATCGTAATTTTAGTCAAGTATGCGCAAATTTTATTATTTTAAAAAATACAAATATAACAATGGATATGTTAAATGAATGGTTAAATTGTTGTAAAACTGAAAGATGGATTAATGGTGTAAGTTATATACCCGAAAGTAAAAGATTTAAATGGCATTGCCCTGAGCAAGGTATATTAAATAATATATTAGCTAATTGGATTAAAAGAAAAACACATAATATGTCTGAACATTATCCATTTATATATTTAAATAATAGAAATATTAATGATATTCGTAATATTACTGATTATAAATATTTAACCTTTATAGTAGATCGATGCTTATGAATAGATAAACCGATGTAAGGGTTAAGTAGTTTATGTAATTATTGTTAGGGCTTTAGTATATTTATTTATAACTGTTTTAACCCTTACAGCGTCAGACATATTTTCTTATTTACACCTGATAAATAGGAAAATATCTATGAATTATGAGATTTTTAGAAATTCTATGCTTTAGCAACACCTATTGGTTGTAAGACCATGTCAAAACACTGTAAGGGTTATAACTGTTGAATGAAAAACTAATAGAAACCAATAAAATATAGTAAATATTTTATTGGTTAAAATATTATCGCGTGTCGATTATATAAGAATCTAAGAATATCATCCAT